GAGCATTTGATGAAACTTGCAGATACAAAAACTAAAACCGCTAAAGTTTGGGATTATGAAAACAAAAAAGAAATTGAAGTTGAGGGTGTATGGATAAATGCAAAAGGCAAAGAAGGCCAAGATGGAGACTTCGGCAATCTATATCCAAAGTTAATAGAAAGCCCTAAGATTCCTGAAGTCGATGAAATACCTTTTTAATTTTTGAAGTAAAACAATTATTTTTTTTCTTTTCCAAGCGTTCTTGAGCCAAACTAATTTTAATTAGTTCGCTTTCAAGATCGCCTATTTTTTCTATACAATTTTTAATTATTTCATCTTTTTCCCAGTTCTGCCTTTGATAATTTACGACAACTTCTTTTAAATAATCCATATTATCTATTTCAAATATCATTCTGGCTTGAATATTCAAGTGAAGTTCACTTTCAAGCGTTTCTGTTATGGTAAGCCAATCATCCCAAGCCATAATTAAATGACCTCCTAAAATGAAAATAGGCTATCCTTGGGGATCATTTGATAGCCTATTCTTTGAAGAGAAGGATTAATAAATAACCCTTATAATCAAACCTTAACTTAAGATTAAGTAACTGGAAACAGCTTAGCCTTAACAAGCTTTACAATTTCATCGTCTATATCCGTCTCTGTGGATTTTGCATAGTCTTCTAAAAGGCTAATGACCAAAGATTTTACGGCATTACTTTTGACGCAAAATTTTAATATTGGCTTAAAAATTCTAATCATTTTTTAGTTTATTTTAAAAGATAGCAAAGATTACTTTATTTGACCTTCTAACCTACTTACAGCTTCACTTAACTTATTCAATCTATTGTAAATATCAATAATTGTTTTTTCTCTACGATTACTCATATTAGATAAAGTCATTGCAAAAGCTGTGATTGCGGCTCCTATTAATGCAGCTTGTATTTCGGGCATTGATTTTATTTATATTTATGTTTAGTATGACTAATAAAACTAGATCATGGCAGAGAAAATAGCTGAAAAAGAACAAAAAATACAACAAACAGAGGATGATAAACCTGAATATCAGGAAAAAATTATTTTTTTAACTTCTACAATTTTTCAATCAATCATTGTTGCTTGGTGCTTACTTGTTCTGTCTCTTGGATATGTAAAGCTTCCTAATCGAATGTTTGGTGTCGATTTACCAGATCAGCCTAGAATTGATAATACTTTTTGTGCAGCTTTACTTGGAAATATTTTGGCTGGATGGGGGTTAAGTGTTGGAGCAGGGGGAGCGGCAAAAAAGAAAAAGAAAGAGAATGAAACAGCAGCAACTTATAATACAAACTCTAATGGAGAACAAATTATAATTATTAAGCAGCCGATTGAGTTGATAACTTCAAAACCTGAAGTTGTTAAAGTTGACCCTACTAAATCAAAACCATGAAAAAATTTATTCCGCTTTTATTTTTAGCTTTACCTTTACCAGCTTTTTGTGACATAACTCACTCAATCTCTAGCTCGGTAAAACTGGAAAGCCTATCCGCAGCAACTTCGGCTGACAAAATCGGGTCATCTTACAGTATTAGCGGCAACAACGTCACAACTGTAGATTCAAATTCGGCGGCAACTATCGGAGGATTTGGAACAACAAGTTCTGGGGTTCCTAGTATTTCGTTTCCTTCAGCTAGTCAGGCCACTAGCGGAGAAGCCTTTTCATACAGCACTAGCTACCTAGAAGGTGACCAGACAAGTGGATCTGCGGTTACAGTCGGCCAAGTAGGTAATTTTAGTGACCTTACTTCCACAAGTGCTGGTTCAGTAGGCACAGCAGCCGTTAGCTTAGATAATCACACCATGACCCTAACAGGTGGCACAGGAACAGGGGTTGTTCTTACAGGTCAATTTGTCACAGATTTAACTGTTGATTAATGTGGAAATTATTTATATTTTTAGCTTTTTTATCGCCCTCTGTTAATGCTCAAGTTGTGGTTCCAAACTTTAATTCTGCGAGTAGCACTTCCAGAACTCAGACTCAGAATAATATCACAGAAGTTATTAGAGAGGTTCGCTATAACTCAGGTTATACCTACTCTGTTACAGGCTCTAATGTATCTTGTGGAAATTGTGAAAGTATATCTATGCCCAATGCAACTGTCACCGAAACTGTAAACGGAACATCTTACGAATGGACAGGATTAGACCTTCAGCAAAAACCAAATTGGGTTCAGCAAAATCAAGGAAATGCTTTTCAATTTTCAGAATTTTACAAAGGCCCATCTTTAGAAAGCGTCACCGATATAACAAGAACCATTACTTCAGAATCGGTCACAGATACAACAGTTATATTTTCTCAATAGCAGCCTTACTTATAGGACAGCCAGTACATGCAGATACTTCAGCCGTAGCGAATCCACAGGCCAGTACATCATCCAGCGTATCCAACTTTGCAACCCAAGTTTTAGGGGGGCCATTTGTTGAAAACCATTATGGCAACGGTATTGTTTGCTCTGGGCCTCAGTTATCTATAAGCCCTTATGCCCAAACCAGTATTAATATAAAACGACCACAGGATTATGTTTACCATACCCCTGTTTATAACGAGGCAACAGATTCAGATGGCAACCTTACAAATGCTGGTGAGATTTTATATTTTAGAGAAAACTATAGTGGAAATAAAGATTCAACAGGTTTTTCTTTTGGTGTAGCTGCAACCTTTTCAATACCACTTGGAAATAAATTTCAAACAGCTTGTCTTAAAAGTGCAACAACGCAAGAAAAAATTC